CCTGAACCAACCGAAGAAGAGGGTCGCAAGATTTCTCTTCGACTAGCAAAAGCGATAATCAATAACACAAAATAAGTTTCTGTCAGCAATCTGACAGATCGAAGTCGGAGCGAGACTCACACCCTGCAAGCGCCGTGAGAAGCATCGCCACCACCTCACTTCCAAAACAACAAACTCACAAGGAGACCAAATGTCATATTTTGACAAAGTAGTTGAGCGCCGTGATGCAGTAAAGGCAGAAATGGATGCAGTTCTTGAGGCAGTAGCTTCAGAGGATCGTACCGACCTTACTGTTGAGGAAACCGAGAAGGTTGATGCTCTCGTAGAAGAGGCACGCTCACTAGATACAAAGATCGAAAAGCTAAAGGCACAGGCGGATGCAGATGCGAAGGCTTCTGAAATTCGTTCATCAGTTGCATCAGTTGCAACACCACGCGTTGGTGGAACAACAGTTACACGCGAATCACGCACATACTCAGAGCGTTCAGATTCATCATTCTTCAAGGATGCTTACAACGCACAGTTCAAGTCAGACTTCACAGCACAGGATCGTCTTGCTCGCCATATGCGCGAAGAAGAGATTGAGCGCCGCGATGTTGGAACTGCACAGTTCGAAGGTCTTGTGATTCCACAGTACCTCATTGATCTAGCAGCACCACTTGCTCGTGCAGGTCGCCCATTTGCAGACTTTGCAACAAACAAGATGACACTTCCACCATCTGGCATGACCCTGAATATCTCTCGCATGACAACAGGATCATCAACAGCCGTACAGGTTACACAGAACGATGCAGTATCAGAGACAGATGTTGACGATACATTGCTAACTGTGAATGTTCGTACAATTGCCGGACAACAGGATCTATCTCGCCAGGCGATTGAGCGTGGAACAGGCATTGATGTTTTCGTTGCAGCAGACTTGATCAAGTCATGGCACACAACACTTGATTCACAAATCCTAAATGGTGCAGGCACAGCCGGCACAATCAAGGGACTTCGTGCATCAGGCGGAAACGCAATCACATTCACATCAACAGCACCAACAGTTGGTCTGCTATATCCAAAGCTCGCAGATGCGATCCAACAGATTCAGACAAACTCATTCACAAACCCAACACACTTCATCATGCACCCACGCCGTCTTGCATTCTTGCTTGCAGCAGTTGACAGCACAAACCGCCCATTGGTAGTGCCAGCCGCTAACGGCCCAATGAATGCAGCAGGTGTTGGAGCAGGTTCTTCTGCATATGGAAACTCTGGCTATCAGATGATGGGTCTCCCAATCATTACTGATGCAAATGTTGGAACTACATACGGAACAACAACAAACCAGGATGAAATCTATGTTGTCAACGCAGGTGAGTCTCATCTTTGGGAACAACCAGGATCACCATTCACACTTCGTTATGATGCAACAGGTGCAGGCAACTTGACAATCAAGACTGTCGTGTACGGATACGCTGCTTACACAGCAGAGCGTTATCCACTAGCAGCCTCAATCATTTCAGGAACCGGATTGAGCGCACCAACCTTCTAATCTGAAGGTTCTTTAATAGTGTGAAGAGTGGGTAGGCTCCCCCCGACTTACCCACTCTTCACCTCTAAGATTCGGGGGAATCAAATGAAAACAGGTCACACAGTCACAATCGGGTCTTGCGACCCAGGAATGGTCAACGGCGCTTTTGCGTACAGACTTATTCAACTCTCAGGCGCTAGAAATTCAAAACTCGGCCCATTCGTTCGAGTCAAAGGTTCGGGCTTGTTATCAAAGCAACGCAATCGTGTTGTGAAACAATTTTTAGAAATGACCGATTCTGATTGGTTGTTGATGTTGGATAGTGATGAGCAACTCTCAGTTGAAGCATTTGATGCTTTATGCAACACCGCCCACGACAAAGAACGCCCTGTTGTTGCAGGTTTAGTCTTTGCAGGTTTCGGTGTTCCTGGCAAAACCTATCCAAAACCTGTTCCTGCAATCTTTCAAGATTCGCCACAAGGATTCTTGCCCTTGTATAAATATGACAAGAACTCAGTTTTTGAAATAGATGCAGCAGGCACAGGCTGCTTAATGATTCACAGAAGCGTGTTGGAAAAGATGCGCGAGGTCGCAGACCCAAATCAAGGCAAAGATTGGTGTTGGTTTTGGGATGGGCCTGTCAACGGAGAATGGATTGGTGAGGATTTACTTTTCTCACGAAGAATCAAATCACTTGGCTATCCAATCCATGTGAACACTTCAGTAATACTTCCGCACCAAAAGTCGTTTTGGTTAGATGAAAGTCATCACGAAGCATGGAAAGACTAAAGAAACTTCTTCGCAGAAAGCCGAAAGAAACGGCAACTGCGGAGCCACAATTAGAACGAGCAATCCTGCCGAAAGCAGAAAAGAGGATAAAGCGTGGCGATCACTAACGGTTACTCCACACTTGCCGAGTTGAAGGCAGCATTGACAATCAGCGATTCAACAGATGATGCAGCTCTTGAAGCAGCCATCAATGCAGTAAGTCGAATGATTGATGACTACACAGGGCGATTCTTTTACAAAGACGGCACAACGCAAGCACCTGTTGCTCGCTATTACACCGCCCTTGATCCCTGGACAATGAATGTTGATGACATCACCACAATCACACAGATTGCAACTGATGACAATTTCAATCAGCTTTGGGATACCGTGTGGGCAACAAGTGATTACATGGTTGAACCCATCAACAACCCACGAAGAGGGTGGCCTTTCACAAGAATCCTTGCAATCGGGCGCTATGTATGGCCTTACTATTTGCCACAGGCTTGCAAAATCACAGGTGTGTGGGGTTGGAGTGCTGTGCCTTATGAGGTGCAATCAGCTTGCTTAATTCAATCCTCACGCATCTTTGTTCGCAGACAATCACCATTTGGCATTGCAGGAACACCTGAACTTGGAACTGTCAGACTTACTTCACGCCTTGATCCTGATGTTGAAGCATTACTTCGACCTTTCCGCAAGAATAATGGGTTGGCTAAATAATGAACCCAAGTCAAGTTCGAGATGGTTTGAAAACAAGATTGCAAACAATTACAGGCTTACGAGCGTATGATTTGATTCCTGACACAGTAGTTCCGCCTTGTGCGGTAGTTGGACAATTAGATTTCACATTCGACATTGACAATGCTCGCGGTCTTGACCAAGCGCAGGTTGATGTCCTTGTGATTGTGCAACGCTTTTCAGAGCGTGCTGGACAAGACAAACTTGATGCATACCTTGCAGGTACAGGTTCAAGTTCTATCAAAACAGCAATTGAAGGTGATCGCACTCTTGGGGGAACAGTCAACACCTTGCGAGTTACAGGTGCCGAAGCAGGTACTTATGATTCACAGGGAGTCACATTTCTTTCCTATCGTTACAGAATCACGATTTGGGGATAAGGAGAACCAATGGCATACACCGTCATCTCAGATCGAGAGGTCTGTGGCAAAAAGAAGGGTGAGTCAATCACCGACAAAGAACTTGTTGATGCAGGAGTAAGCGCACAAGCACTCATTTCTGCAAACCACATCAAGGCAAGCAATGCAGTATCACCATCCATCAAACCAGCAACAGAAGGAGCGACCAACTAATGGCTCGTATCGTTTTAACCAATGCGTTCATTTCAGTTGGTGGAGTGGATTTGAGCGATTTAGTTAGCTCAATTTCACTCTCATCGACATTTGATGTCGTAGAAACATCAGCATTTTCATCATCAGCAACAAAGACTCGCGTGGCAGGTCTTGCAGACAATTCAATCACTCTTGAATTTCATCAGGATTATGCAACAGGCGAAGTTGAACAAACAATTTATCCATTACTTGGAACAGTTGCAGCAGTAGTTGTCAAGCCAAATGGCGGAACAACAAGCGCATTCAATCCTTCATATACCTGTAACGCGGTAATTTCAGAATGGACTCCATTAAACGGAGCTGTTGGCGAACTAGCCACAGCAAGTGTTTCTTGGCCTGTAACCGGCGCAATCACTAAGGCGGTTGCATAATGGCTAGAATCGTTCTCACAAACGCTTATGTTCTTTTCGGATCAACCGATTTGAGCGACCATATTAGTTCAATCTCATTGAGTTCGACTTATGACATCGTTGAGACCACTGCGTTCGGACAAACTTCAAAGACTCGTGTTGCAGGTCTTGCAGATAACTCAGTCACTCTTGAATTTCATCAGGATTATGCAACTTCAAGTGTGGAGCAAACAATTTATCCAACGCTTGGAACAGCAGTTACAATTGCAGTCAAGCCTGTCAATGGAACAACAACTGTCCTCAATCCGCAATACAGTTTTTCTGCGGTTGTGTCAGAATGGACTCCGTTGAACGGTGCTGTTGGCGAGTTAGCAACTGCAAGTGTGTCGTGGCCTATTAGCGGCGCAATTTCAAAGACAACAACATAAAAAACTAAGGGGGAAATAAAATGGATGGATTATTCATAAAGGTAAAAACAAACGATGGTACAGATGCAACTTTTCCGTTGCGCCCAAGAATCATCGTTGACTTTGAACAAAAGTATGGAAAAGGACTGGCTAAACTTATCGGCGAAGAACAAAAGCTAGAGCATATCTACTATTTGAGTTGGCTCGCGCTTAGATCAAACGGAAAAATTGTGAAGCCATTTGGGCCTGATTTCCTGGATACACTTGAATCTGTATCTTTGGACACAGACCCAAATTTCGAATCCACAGAGACAGCCTGACCTATTCAATAGCAGCAGTTTCTGTGGAGACAGGCATATCTCCAATTGATTTGCTTGATGCTCCCGATGGCATACTTGAAGCAATAGTCATATACATGAAAGAACGAGCGAAGGCGCGAAGCAAGTAATGGCGGAAATCAATTACAAAGTTGTGATGCAAGGCTTGACCGAAAACATCATCGCTCTTGAACGCTTCGCGCCTGACCTCAAAAGAGAATTGAACAAAGAAGTTCGAGGCATTCTTGCACCGATTGTGGTTGAGGCAAAAGGTTATCTTCCAAGCAATGGTGAAATTCATCCTTCAGGATGGCAAAAAGGTGGATTCAAAAGATTCAATGGAATCGGCCCACTAGCTCAAGATCAAACTCGTGGATTTATTGCCTATGATGCCGAACGAGCAAAGTCAGGAATCAAGCAAACTGCCGCGACTTCTAAAAAGAACGGCACAGGATTCAGCAACACTTATGGAGTTGTTCAACGCGACCCAGGTGGAGCAATCTTTGAAACGGCAGGTCGAGGAAGTGCGGCATCTCGCTCACGAAGCAGAACAAGCCGTTCACGGAATCCACAGGCTTCCCAACATTTTATTGGCGTGATTCAAAGAGAGCATGGCGTATTGCCAACTGCTCGTGGTGAAGGTAAAGATAAAGGTCGCGCACTTATTCGCGCAGTTGATAACAACAGATACAAAGCATTGAATGCAATTCGTGAAGCAGTTGATAAAGCATCATCAAAAGCACAGCAACGAGTTGATTCCATTGTCAATCAGAGAGAGGTGTAAATCGTGGCAATTGTCGAGCGCATAATCACCGTCTATAATGACAAAGGTTCAAAGCAAGCCGTCAAAGACCTCAAAGGTCTTGAGAACAAATTTGCTAATGCAGGAAAGAAGATTGCAAAAGCATTTGCAGTT